ACACAACAGGGCCAGGACGGCCGCGCGGCTGCCGCGACACCTCCGGTCGGCACCATCGGCAGCCGCGATTTCTTGTCCTGTGGTGGGATTACGGAGGGCGTGGGTATGTTTAGTTGGCAATTGGTAGACGGCGAACACGGCTGGTTTTTTCGTCTGCGAGCGCAGAATGGAAACATCATCTGCACGAGCGAGATTTACAGCAGCCGAGAGGCAGCCGAAGGCACGCTGAAGAGCCTGGCGGGCTGGTTCGGCGAATGTGCTGTGTTGTGGGCTGAGGTGTCCGAGCCGTGACCAGCACACGCTGCGAGGAGCTGCCGGTTTGCCTGATGGGCGAGCGGCTGGTCTTCATGCGGTCATCCACGGTGGTGCTGGAAACCGGCGGCGGGGTATACCAGATCAGCCTGCCGGAGGGTTACAGTTGGGACGGTGCGAGCATTCCGAGGGCCTGTTGGAGTGTCATGGGGCACCCGCTGGAATCGAGTGTGCGGTTGGCAAGTCTGGTGCATGACTGGCGGTGTGAGCACGCGAGAACCGGCGCAGAGCGGATGGTTGGCGATGCCCTGTTTTTGGAGTGTTTGGAGCAGGCAGGGTTGCCCAAATGGCGGCGGATCGGCATGTGGTGTGCCGTGCGGATTTACAGTCTGTTTTTTTGGAGGCAAAAACGTGGGTAAGCAGGTCGATAAATTTGCGAAATTGGTGGCGGCTGATTGTGGTGGGCTGACCGGGATAAATGACGACGGGAAAACTGTCTCATTCGACCCGATTGCATTCGGGACCATCTTTCAGCTTGTGTGGCCGGCGTTGCAGGCGTGGCTGCAGAAATGTCGCGAGCGACGGCAGCAGCAGGACCAGACGCCGCAGCAGCATGTGGCGGCAATCGTGGCGAATCCCGCAGAGCGAAACAAGGCTATTGCGGGAATGCAAACACGCATTCTGAAAGTGTGCGCGGACGGCAGGAAGTCCGAACGCAAGCGGGCGCAGAAAACCGGCATTCCGGCGGACATCGGGCGGTTCTCGCTCGACTATGATTCGGCGTGGCGTATGGCCGACAAGACCCTCACGAAGGCAGCCACCATGCCAGCCAAGGACGCGGCTGCTCTGTGTGCTGAGTGCGGTGTGACATGAGGGCTATCCTGCTGCTGCTCACGATGCTGCAGGATGGCACGATCGAGTTCCCCGAGCCTCCTGCGCCTTCGCCGGTTGTGGTCGATGACACGCAGCCACAGCCGAGCGTGGACACGTTCGCCACTGACCAGCTATACCTGATTCAATCGGACATTGCTCTCGTGATTCTGGCGAGTCCTGCAGGGGTTCTGCAGGTGACACCCACCAAACAGGGAGCGGTCATTTTCAGCCGGTTCGCTGGCGGCAAGGGACTGGAGGAACGGGCCGTCAGCCGGGTGCATGGGTACGTTGTGCGCGGTCTGGCTGCAGGGACTGCAGAGCTGCTGATTCTGCCAGCGGGATCTGCGGATCTGACGGATCTACGAAGGCGAATCCTGAACGTCACGGCAGCCGAGACAACACCACCGGACGGCAGGCCACAGCCTCCGGCGGATGACGTGGCAGCGGCGTTCCGAGCCTACGAAAAGGCCTGGCGAGCGGCGCAGGGCGAATTGGCAGACCGTCTGGAGTCGGGAGAAGTCACGTCAGAGAAAGCGGCTGCTGATTGGTTCAGTGTGGCCGGACAGGAGGCCCGCAAGCAGGCGTTTTTGCCGTTGCTGAGAGCTGAGTCAGTCGTCTTCGGCGGCGAGGGTTGGAGTCCGGAAAAACACGCACGCTATGTCAGGAGGTACGCAGATGGTGGCAATCGCAAATCTGCACAGGCCCAGTGATGCAGAGCGTGAGGCGGTCAGTCGTCGAGTTGGGGCGACGTTCGGGGCGAGCAATTTTCCGGGCTACTTGGACGTGTTGCGCAATCCCGCAAACAGCCCACTAACGCGGATGCAGGTGGAGCGACAACAGCGCAACGACTGCCAGGGGAATGCGACGGCGAACGGCGAAGAAGTGCGGTCGTGGTACTGCAGCGGACGGCAGCGCATGCCGGTGCTGTCTGAGATGTACGCCTACAATGCGAGCGAATACGTGATGCAGCCGAGCAACGTGGGCGGCGACCGTGGCACGTCGATTCATTCCGGGGTCAGGGTGTTGGTCGAGGGAATTCCGGGCCTGCAGGTTGATCCCGGATTGCCGACTGAGGCAGTGTGGCCTTACGCGCAGTATTGCCGGAGGGCGTCCGAGTTTGTGCGGTGTTGTCAGGGGTTGACGGTTGAGTCTCCGCACGTCACCGAGGTCAAAGACCTGCCAGAGTGGGACGATATGCTGGCCGCACTCGCGGCAGGCAGCACAGGGCACATTGGCACATTCTGGGGCGTAAGCTGGCGGACGGTACCCGGTGCACCGAAGCGAGTCATGGACAGCGCACCGAGGTCTGGCGGCGGACATGCCACAGAGATCATATGGGCCGTGGAAGTCGGTGCGGATTGGTATCTGGCCGTCTGGAATTCCCACGGCGATGGTTACTATCTGATGAGTCGGCGGTGTTACGAACAGTTGTGCCGGAATAGCTGGGAGCCTTTTGGCGGCTATTTGTTGACGCCTGACAGGATGGTCGAACGATACGACAGGATCACGCAGGGCGGAGGGTATTTTGCATGATCAGGACGTGGTCGGTGCTGACGGTGTCAGGGCTGTTTGCAGTGGTGTCTGCGGTGCCACTGGCGGCAGTGATGACTGACGAACCAACCCCCGCAGCCGTGGCGGATTTGGCCACGCTGAGCAAGCGGGTCAGCGACCTTGAGCAGCGGGTGCGGGATTTGGAATCCGGACGGCCAGCACAACCGACGGTGGTGTCCGCACCCGCTGCCGAGGATTTGCCGATCCTGGAGATTCACAGCGAAACGTGGTGCGGTCCGTGCCAGACGCTGAAAGCCGATTTGCAGGCAGTCGGGGAATTGGGCGTTACGGTGCGATGGGTGCGGTTTTCGGATCGAGTCCCGGCCCTGCGTTGGACAGGCGCGGACGGCAAACAGGTGGTCCAGACAGGCTACACGCGGGGGACGATCAGCGGGCTGCTTGACAGGGTAAAGGCAGCGCATGTTGCACGACGGGAAAAAAATCTGTAGAGTTTGCAAAAATTGTCAACAATTGAGACTGCCGTGGATTCAACGAGATGGCCGACGGTCAACCTGACAACAAGCCGAAGCGGCAGCCGAGTCGGCGGAAGGGCGTGTCTGTGGACATGCCCGGATTTGAGGGCGAGGTGTCTGAGGACACCGCGAAAACCTTCATGGATCACACGGGGAAAAGCTGGAATTGGGTTGTGGTGTTGTTTGGGGTTTCGCTTCTGATTCTTTCGATTTGCATGGGTGCGTCATGGTTGATATCAGCGGTGAATTCTGGCAAGCCGTGATGATTTCGTGGTCAGCATTCGCGTTTGGTGTCTGGATGTTTCAGACGTTGCGGCGGGATAAACTCGCTCGCATTGTCAGTCGTGGATTGATTGCGTTGAGTCCTGCGGTGCTGACGTGCTATGGTGCGCACGCGGTCCGGGTGAATGAGCATTTGGCAATGGTGGTTGAAGCAAAACGAGCGGAGGGAGTGAGCCATGGCGGCATTGTACAACTGGCTGCAACAGAAGTGGTCGAGTCTCGTGCAGGTGGCAGACTTGAGCGACACGTCTACACAGACGGACGAGCCGGGTTTCACAGATCCATGCCACCTATTCCAGGACGCATTGGACGAGGAGCTGCGGTTGATGGATTTGCAGAACGAGCGAATTGGCAATCTGTTGGACCAATTTTGGAACTGCCGAAAGCAATCGGGCGCGGGGTTGTCTACTGACGAATTCCAGCGGCAGAACGTCACACAACAGAGCGTCAACGGGGCAAAGCTGCTGCTGACAACGGCGGCGAATCGAGTGCGGCAAGTTGTGGAAGAAATTGAGATTGTGACACAGCGGGAACAACAATGACAGACGCAGAACTCTACACACTGATCCAGTCGGACGCGCAGGCCGCAGCCCTGTTCAGCGAGGGCAACGATGAGGGCTGTGCGGTGCGCTGTTCTGCCATTGCACCACCAATTCGGCAGCCGGTCGATGCGGGGTTGCTGATGGACGCCTGCATGTCTCTCGGGATCTGGCAACGATTGGAAGCGGCAGCCCCTCCGGGGTCGATCGACCCGCCAGCCAGCACAGCCCGCACGATGATGACCCGGTTGTCGCAGGGAAGGCCGGTGAATCTCGACAATCCGGCAGTGCAGGGGATTGTGACCGACTGCATCACGCATGGGCTGATTACGCAGCCGGAGGCAGAGCAGTTGAGCACACTGGCAGATTCAGGCCAGACGATCACACAGCAGCAGGTGGGAGCGGCGAGAGAGTGGCACAGAGTAAGCGGAGGGGCGACAAATGGCGTTACCTGATTATGTCGAGATCACGCAGGGCACCGCGATAGTGTGGGGTGAGGCCGGAGCGTCTGGCGTTACTGCTACGCTGTCTCTCGATGCACTCGCAAGCGGGGCAGCCCGGCAGGGTGCGTCAGTCGATCTCGGAGCGAATTTTGCAGACGAGTACATTGTTGAGCTGCGAGTGGAAACCGGCACGGCACCGACAGCCGGAAACACGGTTGAGCTGTACCTGATCAGCAGCACGGACAACAGCAACTGGCCTGCCAAGGTCACGGGCAGCGACGGGGCTTACACGCTGGGAACATCGGACGCGAATTTGCGTCAGGCAGGCCCGCCGGTGGCTACGCTGGTGGCGACCAATGACGGCAACACGGTGTTGATCCAGAATCAGAGTATCTGGCGTCCTCGTGGGCGGTACGTGGTGCCGATCGTCGATAACAATTTGGGGCAGGCATTCCGAGACGAGACCACAGCGACCGACAACGGCAGCCGTGTTATTCTGACACCACGCAGGACTGTCATAAATGACTAAGCCCAGTTGGCAGGACTTCGGGACACACGACGAATCAGCCTACCCTGAACTGTGGGATGGGGTGGTTGGGGCGTGGTGTCCGTCGTTGGGTCCGACTGGCCTGCGGCTGCATGATCACAGCCGACGCAACAACTGGGGCACGCTGACAAACATGGACGCCGCGACCGATTGGATTCTGAGCGGTGGGCAGTATGAACTGGATTTTGATGGGGTAGACGATTACATCCCGCTTTCTCGCAATGTGTTCAGCGGGCTGTCCGTGGTCACAGTCAGCATGTGGGCGAGGCCGCGAACCACAACAGACCGTGTTGAGATTACGCAAGGCACAGACAATCTAAACCGCTACGGGTGTGGTTTCGCGGAGGACGGAAATGCTTATGTCGTCCCGAATTTTTCGGGTAGTGTGACTGGCTTTGGTTACGCGGCGTGGTCTGGTTTCGGTGTGACAAGTTTCCTGCACGGCGTGTTTATTTACAATTCACGCGGTAGCGTAAACGCAGACCGGGGCAAGATTTTTTTAAACGGCACGCAACGAACGATGACGTTTGTGGGCACGTTGCCCACCACGGCGATTTCTCAGGCCGGCACGCCGTTCATTGGAGCACGACCAGGGCCCGCAACATTCAGCAACGGGCAGGCGGACGATATCACGGTCTGGAATCGCGAGTTGTCCGCCGGAGAAATCCGGCAACTGTACCTGCTGGGCCGTGGTGGCATGTATCAACGCAGGCGGCGGACGCTGAGACGGGTTGGGGTTGAGCAGGCGGCATTTCGAGCATACTGGGCACGACGGCAGAATCAGATTATCGGCGGAGGTGTTTAGTGTATCCGAGGAATGCAGCATCTCCTGAGCCTATTGCAATCGGTCCCGTTGTGCAGATTACAGACGGGGCTGTGCAATCGTCCGGCGTTACGGTCAGGATCAAGCCGGTTGGCGTGGCTGAAGCGGATGGCGGTGGAACAACGGCTTACAGCACAGACGGCGTGGTGCTGTACACTCCGACACAGGCCGAGACGAACTACACAAGCTTCGTCCTGATTGCGAAGAAAACGGGGTGCATTCCTGCATCGGTCACAGTGGTGACATCGGCATCTGCAACGGCGGGATATGCTGGTGTTGATTGGAGCAAAGTGACTGGAGCCACAGCGGCGGTGGCACTGACCAACACGACGATCAGCGTGAGCCAGGTGGTGGCCAGTGTGACCGGAGCTGTGGGGAGTGTCACGGGATCTGTTGGCAGCGTTACAGGGGCTGTTGGGAGCGTAACGGCTGGCGTGACTGTGACCACGAACAATGATAAGACAGGTTACAGCCTGGCAACCGCACCACCAACAGCCGCAGCCATTGCAGACGCGGTCTGGGATGAGATCATGAGCACGCACACAGTTAATGGCAGTTACGGTTCGCACGTTGTGCGATCAGCGAACCAGAATCAAAACACGGTCGCGATTACTGGCAGTCAGCATATTGCGGCGGACGTACATGAGTTGCAAGCGGCGGTGATTACTGCGGATAAGTTTGCGGCGAACTGGCTGACGGCAGCAGGCACGGCGGCGGACTACATCACGGAGCTTCAGACGGCGATTGGCACAGCGGCAAATCAGACAGCGATTCTCGATCGGGTATCGTTCTGCCTGAGCACACTTACAGGGGCCTGCAGCACGGCACAGACAGCGACGGAAACCTATGTGTTAAGCATCGGCGGAAACACGTATACGGTCGATTACAGCGGGCTGGATGCAAGCGGCAATCGAAGCACAACCACATTGACAAAGGCGTGAGCATGAGCACAGGCCGATTCATCATGCGGGGATTTGCCAGCCAAGGCCACAGGGCTGCGAGCAGGGCATTGGCAAACGGTGGGGCGGGGCCGATACCTGTGGAGGAACTGACCACACGGCTGACGATTGTAGGCACGAGTCGGCAACGGCTGGCGATTGACGGAACATCAGGCGAGCGAATGAGTCTTCGAGGAATAAGCAGTAAACGATTGGCACTGACAGGGGCGAGCGAATGACACAGCAGATGCACAGGCGGAGAGTTGGAGATACCAGAACTGTGCTGCCGGTCACGCTGCAGCAGCCGGATTCTGCGGGCGTATTGCAGCCGGTCAACCTGACGGGGTTGAGCGTGCAATTCAAAATGATCAACGCAGCCACGGGGGCCGCAGAGATTGCCCTGACATCCACAGGGGTAACGGTGACCACTGCGGCGAGCGGTCAGGCACAATACGACTTCAGCGCGGCAGGGGTGGATACTGCAGGCATTTACTGGGGCACATTCGTGGTGACTCAGAGCAGCGAGACTGACTCATTCCCGGTACGCACGCAGGATTTGAAAATCTGCATCGACAGCGACACGCAGACCGCTGAAGAGGCGTATCAGGCGGCATTGGGGTAAGGTGGCACACTGCCAAACTGGCAGAATTCCCACAAGTGAGAAGGGTCCTTCCCCCGCCGGGGGTGGGGATACCTCGCTCGATTTGCCTCGGATTTGAGTTTGTTTTGTTTGCAGTTTTGGCCGGAAAATCAGGGGGTCAGGGGGATGGCGTCGAAAAAGCCCACAGGAACGCAGCAGGTTGAGCAGGTGCCGACATCGGACCTGATTCCATACGCACGCAACGCACGCACGCACAGCGACGCGCAGGTGGCACAGATTGCCGGCAGCATTCAAGAGTTCGGGTTTTGCAATCCGGTTCTGATCGACGGCCAAAACGGCATCATTGCCGGACATGGCCGGGTGATGGCGGCGAATTTGCTGAAGCTGCAGACGGTCCCGTGTATCCGATTGGACCACCTGACGGACGCGCAAAAGCGGGCGTACATTCTGGCAGACAACCGGATCGCGTTGAGCAGCGGTTGGGATGAGGCGATGCTGGCGAATGAACTGCAGGACCTGCACGCGGATGAGATTGATTTGGGGCTGACGGGTTTCGATGCGGAGGAGTTGGGGAAGTTGCTGGGGTTGGATACGCTGGGCGACGAACAAAACGGCGAGGTGGTTGAGGACGAGATCCCCGAGCCGCCGGTCGATCCGATCACGAAGCCGGGCAATCTGTGGATTCTCGGCGATCATCGCCTGCTCTGCGGCGACTCGACGAAGGCCGAAGACGTGGCAAGGCTGATGGCGGGGGCGAAGCCGTTCGTCATGGTGACTGACCCGCCGTACGGTGTGAAGCTGGATCAGTCGTGGCGCGACAAGGCTCTCGGCGACAAAGCGATGGGACCAGGAAACAGAAACGTCGTGGCAAACGACGACCGAGCAGACTGGACAGAAGTATGGCAGGCTTTTCCTGGGGACGCCGCCTACGTCTGGCACGCAGGCAAGTTTTCTGATGTCGTAATGGCAAGCCTTCGGTCTGCTGGGTTTGAGATTTGCCAGCAGTTGATCTGGAACAAATCCGTAATGGTCATGGGGCGAAGCGACTACCACTTCAAGCACGAGCCGTGCTGGTACGCAGTTCGCAAAGGAAGAAACCACGGATGGATCGGCGACAGAAAACAGACGGCCGTTATCGACGCCAAAAGCCCCAACCACATTATGTCTGGTTCCGATGAGGACAAGACGGAGCATCCCACTCAAAAACCTGTCGAGTGCATGGCCTACCTGATGCGGAATCACGGTGGCGATGTGTACGACCCGTTCCTCGGCTCCGGAACCACCCTGATCGCAGCCGAACAACTGAACCGCAAATGCTACGGCATGGAGATCAGCCCGCAGTATTGCGACGTGATTGTGAAACGCTGGGAAACGCTGACGGGCAAAACCGCGACATTGGAGGCACACCATGACCGAAACCACACTGCTGACTGATCCGGGCCACACTCGCAAGGACCTGCGGCAGATGGAATCCGCAATCCGCAAGGGCTGGGCGTTGTCGGACAATGTGCTGGAGAATCTTCCGAAGGTGTTGGTGGAGGTGGTGGCGCGGGGTTCGATGCGGGAAAAGATTGCGGCGGCGCGTGTGCTGGTCGCGATGAAGGAAAGCAACGATAGGCCGACGACACCCGCCCCTGCCCCAGTGGTCAACGTAGGAGTCCAGGTGAATGGCAGCGGCAATACTGACGCCGGACGAACTCTCGCGTCTGCAATCGCTGAGCGAATCCGAGCTAACCGAATTTCTCAGCAGCCTGCCGGATGACGTCCTTCCGATTGTTGCAGCCGAGATTGACGGGCTGCAATTCCAAGACAACTACGCCAGCGACCGGAGCCGCAGAAACGCGGAAGTCATCAACGCGAAAACGGCAGCCGCGCAGGAAGTCGGGCCGCTGCCACCAGTCGCGAATCAGACACGACGGGACCGCTGCAAACGGGATCTGTTAGACTTTGCCCTGACGTATTTCAAAAGCACGTTTTACATCGAGTTGGCACCGTATCAGGTGGCGATGTTTGAGCGATTCCAGGCCGTCATTCTGGGCGGCGGACGTGAAGCCCATGCAGTGAGGCGAGGTGGGCTGAAGTCGACATGCGCCCGTGTTGCGGCGATCTGGGCGGCGGTGTATGGTCACAGGCGTTTTTTGGTGCTGACTGGAGCAACGGACGACAAGGCCAGCGAGCACAGGGAGAACTTTTTCAATCTGCTGGCATCGTCTGACATGCTGGCACAGGACTTCCCGGAAGTCGTGCCATTGATCCTGAAGTCGAAACAACCAAAGCGGCAGTTCCGATTGAACGGCAAACTGCTGACGTTGCACGCAAAAGACGACCGCGGGCGGATCGTGTTCCCGGACATTCCCGGCAGTGAATCGTCACAGGTGCACGTGGCACCATTCAGCCTGATGGCAACGGACGTTTCCGGGCTGAGTTACATTCAAAACGATGGCCGGGTGATTCGCCCGGATCTGATCATATTTGACGACGTGCAAACACCGCAGAGCAGCACCAGCCCGAGCCAGACGGATGAGCGTGAGGATTTGATAACAAAGACCTTTATGGGGCTGGCAGGTCTGGGCGTGGAGATGGCAACGGTCATGGTGTGCACGGTGCGAGCGCATCAGGATTTGACCGAACGATTCATGGACCGCAAGAGACATCCGGACTGGCACGGGAAGGTCTGGAAATCGGTTCTGCGAATGCCTGAGCGGATGGACCTGTGGGACCGATACGCGGCACTGCTCGGAACTGGCGAAACACCGAAGGACGGCAAAGCCGCAGCACAGGAATTCTACGCACGCAACCGGGCCGATATGGACGCAGGCGCAAAGGTGGCGTGGGAGCACGACAAGCTGCCCGAGGAGCTGTCCGCCCTGCAGTCCCTGCTGACAATCCGAGCCGTTGACCCGGAATTCTTCCAGCGTGAGATTCAGCAGGAAGGCACTGCGCCGGTCAACAGCAGCGGGATGCGACTGGACACCACGGCAATCCTCAGCAGGCTATCACAGAATGAACGGGGCAGGATTCCGGGCAACGCCAGCCACGTGACCGCATTCATTGACAGCAGCGACCAGGTGCTGTGGTGGATGGTGTGTGCGTGGGAACGAGACTTCAGCGGCGTGATTGTGGACTATGGAACATGGCCGGATCAGGGCAGGCCGATTTTTTACAAGTCGGATTTGGTCCGCAGGATATCGCAGGAGAAGCCGGGGGCATCATGGGAAGAGGCATTTGCACACGCCCACAACGAATTGGAGCGGGAGTTGGTGCAACGATTCCCCGAGCTGGATCTGATTCTTAAAGACTGGTCGGACGGCGGACAGAAGCCCCGCATTGAATCGCAGGTTTCTGCATCGGCAAACCGCAGCCGCATCAGGCCGTCGAAGGGGTTTGCACCGCGACCGGGGCGCAAGCCGGTGCATTTGTGGGGAGATCAACACAGAGACCGCCAGACCGGGGCGTACTGGCTGGAGAAACGCAGCGAAGGCATTCACCATGTGCAGTACGACGTGAACATCTGGAAGAGCCATGCGGCACGAAGACTGATAACCACAATCGGGGCACCGTCTGCCGTCCTGTTGCCGGGCAATGACGAGCGGGCGAACAGGCTGCTGGCGGAGCACTTTACCAGTGAAACCCCGAAGGCGGTCAGTTATGATGGCGCAACCGGAGTGGCGTGGGAACTGCTGGTCGGGCGGGATAACGACTGGTGGGACTGTTTTGTCGGGTGCAATGTGGCCGCGAGTATCTGCGGCGTGGGGGTGGCGAATGAGCGGACAGGGAGCAAGCAGCGGCGGACATTTGCATTACCTGGGGGCGTCCGTGGCTGATCGTGTTTTTCAACTGCCCGGAGGATTGCCGTGTCAGCACTGCGGAGAAGTGCTGACGCGAGTGCAGCACACCCGGACAACACCAGGTTTCATTTTGCGGGAGCGGCATTGTCCTGCCTGCGGGCGGATCAATACCACGTCAGAACGTATCGTTGCAGTCCGTGAGCGTCACGGAAAGTTTAATGAGCCGATGCAGTAGTTGGCACTAATGCCAGCATGTTGTTTCTGTGCGTGGTGTGGTGTGCCATTATACGGGCATGACCACACCAGCCGAACAACTTGCAGCCGACGTGAGCAAGCCCGCAGCTATCAGCAATGATGGTGTGAGTGTGAGCAATCGCAGCCTCACGGAACTGATGGAGTACGAAAAGCATCAGGCTGCAAAGTCTGCTGCTGCGTCTCCGAAAGCGTGGTTGCGTGGTGCTATCTTGAAAATCGTCCCGCCCGGAGGTCACTGAGATGGCCCGGCGCGGACGACACAAGCAGCCTGCAAAGGCACCGCAGCAGATGGTACGTGCAAAGTTCGATCTGGCACAAACGACGCCAGACAACCGCAGGCACTGGACGAACGCGGATGGATTGGCGGCACGAGCTGCAATCAGCCCGGCTGTACGGCGTGTTGTACGCATTCGGTCCCGATACGAGGCGGACAACAATTCATGGTATGCCGGTATCCTGCGAACAGCCTCCAACCATATCGTCGGCGCAGCAGGCCCGCGATTACAGGTGCTGACGGCAGACACCGATGCAAACCGCCGCTTAGAGTCCGCCTGGCGTCAGTGGTCGCACCGGGTGAAGCTGGCCGATATCCTTCGCACGTGCGTTGAGGCGTACTGGCGGGATGGCGAAGTCTTCATCATGCGGGGCAATTCGATCCGGTTTCCGCTGGGGCTGGATCTGTTGGTGCTGGAGTCTGACCAGATTGCCACACCGTGGCAGCAGTCGCAACTGGTTGACCCGTTTGTGGACGACGGCATCAGGTTTGATCGCGCGACGAATGAGCTGGAGTTCTACGTCTACGACCATCACCCCGGACTGAACACGCCTGTGAGCACATTGCAGGGGCAATGGTACGCAGCGCGTGAAGTCTGCCACCTGTATCGGGCGGAGCGACCCGGGCAAACCAGAGGCATCCCGCGAGCCACACCGGCACTGCAGACGCTGCCGATCATGCGACGGCAGGAGCTGGCAACGCTGTACTCTGCTGAGACCGCAGCGAATTTTGCCATGTATCTGAAGAGCAACAGCCCGGCAATTGATCCTGCAGACAGCCCGGCAGACTTCGCAGAAATCGAGCTGACGAGGAACATGTTGACGACGTTGCCTGCAGGCTGGGAAATCGGACAGGTCGAGCCGAAGCAGCCGGGACCGTTGTACGAAATGTTTCAGCGGCAGGCCCTGATGTCGTTTTGCCGTTGCACGAATATGCCGTACACACTGGCAGCAGGCACGGGCAAAGACGCCAATTTCTCGTCCTTCAAAGGCGACATGAAAAACGTCTGGGAACCCGAGGTACAGGTTGAGCAAAACCGCATTCAGATGGACATCGTGGAACGGTTGTGGCAGTGGTTTCTGGAGTCTGCTGTTTTCGTTCCGGGGCTGTTGAACGGGCTGCCTGCCATTGCGGACATTGAACACCGATGGCACTGGCCACCGCTGCCGGAACTGGATCAGGTTGAGAGTGCACAGGCCGCTGAGATTCGATTGCGGACCGGTCTGGCAACGCCGACCGAAGAGCACGCACGCAGGGGCAAAGATTGGGATCTGGAGTCTGTGCGTGGGGCTGCCGACTTCGGGGTGAGTGTGGACGCATACCGGAAGGCTGTATTCGCGCAAACGTTCCCGGTGACTGGCACGCCACAGGCACCCGGTATGCCGACCGACACGACTGTGACCACAGCCAGCACGGCAGTTGCTGACACGGCAATGAACGGGGCGCAGGTCAGCAGTATCGTGGCAATCATTGGGCAGGTGGCAGCCGGAGTGATTCCAGCCGCATCGGCGAAGGCCCTGATTCGATCAGCTTTCCCGCTGGTTGCAGAGTCGAATGTGGATCAGATGCTGGCCCCGTTTCAGAACGTGGCGCAGCAGGCACCGGCAGCCACGCAGCAGGCCCCCGCTGCGGCTGCCGGTGAATACACAACAATCGGACAGCGAGCGTTCACCAACAACCAGAAACGCATCCGCAAGACCTTGGACAGCCTGACATCGGGCGAGATTTCTGAGGTGATGGCAGACCAGACTTTGCAGTCCATCGGCCTGAGTCCCGAGCGGTCTCGGGCGTTGCTCGATGATGCACTGGCGAGCGGTGTGACGGATGACGAATTGCAGCAGGTTGACGCAGAAGGCGGTGTGTCAGTGACAGCAAACTGCGGCACCGGTGCGGGAGGATTTGAGCCGGGCAATGAATGCAGCAAGGGTGGCGGAACGTCAGGCGGCGGCAAATCGAGTAGCAGTAAGAGTGGGGGCACAGCAACGGCACCGACGCACAATGTAGCTTTGCCGAAAAACAAGACGAAAGCGACAATACAACAGACGGGGCAGGCTCTTGATCAAATGGGCTACAAACTCGGGAAAGCCAAAACGACGCTGAAGCAGGGAAAGTTCGTCACGTCGTACACAGTGACGGGGCCGGATGGCGTCGAGTCTGATATGCCTGCAGAAGCCGTAAGAGATTTGGCGTATAGTGGGGTGGCGAAATGAAGAACATCAGCATCACGAATCGCCTACAACTGCAGGCGGCGGACGGCGCAAAACCGCGACGGTTTAAGATTGAGGCGTACAACGGCGGTCTGCTGCCGGTCGATGGGTTTGAGTATCCGGTCGTGGTGGATCTGCGAGGACTGCAAACACCTAACCAGATACCGATTTTGATTGATCATCGCAAAGAGGTTGAGGCCACACTGGGCGTCACGGACGCAATCGAAAACACAGGAACCGCGCTAACGCTGGGCGGGTTGGTGACAGGCGTTTCCGGGCTGGTGCAGACCGTGCTGGCACAGGACGCAAACGGGCAAACATGGCAGGCGTCAATCGGGGCACGTGTGCTTGAAAGTGTGGACATCCCCGAGGGTCAGGTTGTCAACGTGAATGGTCAAGAGATTTCCGGACCGTTTGTGCTGGCAGTGAAAAGTGTGTTGAAGGAAACCTCGATACTGCCGCTCGGTGCGGATTCGAGTACGTCAGTCAATTTGGCTGCATCCGCAGCCGCAGCATCGAAAGGGCTGGTTATGTCATTTGAGGATTGGGTTAAGAGTTTGGGGCTGGATTCCAGCACCATGAATCCGGAACAGCAGGCCGCGTTGCAGGACGCCTACGCCGCGAAAATGAAGGTGGCTGCTGCTGCCGACGGCATGCCGGAGAAAAAGCCGGAGCCGATGGCAGCCGTGGCACCAACCACTGCAGCCGCTGCAGCACAGGTGGATCTGATGGCCGGATTCCGCCAGGGTCTGGCTGCTGAGCATCGCCGAGCGTCCGCAATCAATGCCGCTGCTGGTGGGTTCCATGACATCGCAGCCACTGCAATTGAGCAGGGCTGGAGTGTGGAGAAGACCGAACTGGAAGCCTTGAAGCGGCAGACTTCGCAGAACCGCACGCGACCGACTTCATTCAGTGCGGCACAGGGCAACGGGGACCAGACCCGCATCCTGCAAGCCGCCCTGTCAGCCGCACGCGGGCACAAGGCTGACAAGCATTTCACCGACGCCGAACTGCAGGCCGCACACAGTCAGTACCGTGGCCGCGTTGGTCTTCAGCAGGTGATCATTCAGGCCGCTGCCGCAAACGGAATGCCGATTCATGTTGGCAGCCGATTGCATGACGGCAACCTGCGCGAGGCCCTGCAGTACGCGAGCGGTCAGAATCTGCAGGCCGCATTCAGCACGGTCAGCCTTCCGGGCATCTTCAGCAATCTGGCCAACAAGGAACTGCTGGCAGGGTTTGAGGAAGAGGATAACAACTGGGAAGAAATCAGCGACGTGAAAAGCGTTTCGGACTTCAAGACTCACACATCATATCGTCTCAACGACGAAATGGAGTATGAGGAACTGGGGCCGGGCGGCGTGATGAAGCACGGCAAGATCAGCGAAGAGAGTTACAATCGCTCTGCTGACACCTACGCGAAGATGTTTTCGCTGACACGTCGGGACATTATCAACGATGACCTCGGGGCGTTTGATGATCTGCGTGTGCGTCTCGGACGTGGCGCAGCCCGTCGCCTGAATCGTCTGGTGTGGACGACCTTTCTGGCGAATCACACGACGTTCTGGACGAGTGCCCGCACGAACTACATTGAAGGCGGCACGACCAATCTCGGAACCGATGGCGTTGGCCTGAGTCTTGGCGTGAAGGCTTTCCGTCAGCGGAAGTCCCCGCTGGTGACTGGTGCTGAAGAATCCAGCCGCATGACGCTGGGCGGACGTGCAACAAAGCTGCTGGTTCCGCCGGAGCTGGAAGCCGTTGCTGAGGCCCTGTATGTGGCCCGCAATCTGGCTGCTGTGAAGGCAGCGGACGCAAACATCCACGCGGGCAAGTACCGCGTAGTGGTTGCGTCTGAACTGTCTGATTCGGTGTATGGTGGCGGTTACAGCTCCACGGCGTGGTACCTGTTCGGCGACACGCTGAAGCCGGTTGTAACATCGTTCCTGAATGGACAGCGAAGTCCGACTGTTGAATCTGCTGACGCCGATTTCAACACGCTGGGCATTCAGTTCCGCGGGTATCACGACTTCGGCTGCTCACAGTCCGAATACTTGGCAGGCGTCAAGAGCAAGGGTGCTGCCTGATACAGGCGGCGAGTGAGTGAATCCCGGCAGCAGTGGCTGCCGGGTCTTTTCAAATTGAATCCATTCAGGAGCATATACAGATGGCACAGAGTCCCGCATTTCTCTACAGCGACGATGACGCTGTAGACTACACGCCAGCCGCTGCGGTGGTTGGCGGAGACGTCGTTGTGCAGGCCGGTATTGTTGGTATCACGCCGACCGATCTGGCCGCGAGCGAAAAAGGCAGTCTGGCAATCGAAGGCATCTACGATGTGCCGAAGACCACCGCTGCTTGGGTAATTGGTCAGCCGGTGTTCTGGGATTCTGCCGGAACACCAGACAGCGGAGACGCAAGCAGCGGAGCCGCTAACCAGATCGGCACTGGCGTTTACATGGGTATCGCAACACAGGCTGCCGGATCTGGCGACAACACCGGACGAGTGTTGCTGAATGCTCCGTATCCTCAGAGGCCGGTGGCTGTCACCGCGACCACTGGCGGCGCAACCACTGGCCTGATTCCAGCCGGTGCGTCATTCGTCACGGTCACGAGCGACAACGCCGATAAGCAGAT